CTTTTATTAATTCTGGCCTTGATAATTGCCTCTGAAATTTTCTCAGATTCGTCTAAGAATCCTTCAGGCCAGTCTGGAAACATACCATTCTCATCAATCTCAAATTGTCTAATTGATGCGCCGCTTTCTGGGTCTGAGTCAACAAAAACAACATTTATTTTTTTCTTTAACTCTGGATTTTCTATTACCCTTAGCCTGAGTTTATTGATTAATTCTTGGCTATGTGTTTCTATAATATAGTGCGCTCCACATTCAATAAAGCCCAAAAAAAGGTCTGCTAGATTTGCTGCACTAGATGGGTGCAAATGTATCTCTGGTTGCTCTAATAGAATTAAGTTGTCATTTTTTTGGCCAACTAACCCCATAAGAATAACTGGTAATATCTGTGAATAACCAAATCCGACGTCGCTTAGCGAAACATTCCCTCCAGATATATTCTCACTGACACCGATTGAATAAAGCACATCACCTATCTTTGAAGGTGACATTTTTTGGGAAAGACCTAGACATTCAATACATTCATTTACTGCAGCGCTAAGCTTTATTTTATTATTCTTCCACAACACTAATTCATCTTTTTTAGACCACAGTAGATGTGCTGCGTTTGCTCCATCTGATGATAACTCATCCACTTGTGGGGAGTAATGGAGATAAGCCCTCTCAGGTATAGCCCTTACTGGACTGAGATATTTGAAATTATGAATTTCCCTATTAATTTGCCCTGAGTATATATCCACGTCCGATATTAAAAATGCAGGAACTCTGTTAGTGCGAATTTTTTCTTCTGGCCCATCTACATAATATTCGAAATTTATATATTCTGGAGTGAGTTTGTTGTACTGAATATCTTTTTTAATTATACTTTTTATTTTGTCATTAAAGCCCAAGCTACCTAGCTTTTTTATTAATTGTTTGTTGGTTAAATTATGGATATTGTCACTTTCACCATCTTTGTTTGTGTAGGTTCTACTGACTAACTTTGGTATATATGAGTCATTTTCTTTTATGTTGCTAAAAGTTAATGACAAAGAAACATCATTAAAATATAACTCATATCCAATGGATGCCTTGTTAATGGGGGGGAGTCGATATGACAACTCCTTTAGGCTTGAGCATTTGATAAATCTACCGTCGAGGCATAAGTTAATAGGGAGAGGAGATTCAAGCGTTTGCTTTAGTAATAGTAAGCTTTGTATTATTGATGATTTGCCACAACTATTTTTTCCAACAATAATTGTTATTGGTTTTATTTGTAAATCGTCCAAGCTTTTGAAAGATTTGAAGTTCTTTAGACTTAGTTTGTTTAACATATCCCACCATACGCTTCCTAGAAATACCATCAAATAGTAAATTAATTAGTTTTTTTTTCAACTGTTATCAGGTGTGCCTATGAAGGATGCTAACAATTAGGATAATGACCTCAACAGAGGGCACTGATGGATGCTTACCATCTCAAAAACCTCAAAACGAACCATTTTTCAGCGATAAAAGGCGTTATTGCTCTCACAGTGCCCCAGTCCGGCAGCCATTCTCGGATTTTAGGCAGATCTCTCCCACCTTCTTAAGACAATGAGGAGCCAAACGCCGAACGGTGATCCTCTCAGGGCTGCTTGCTATACTGTGTTTTTATACAGTTAATGGAGATTCCCCGCATGTTTGCTCAACCCGACCCTGATGCCGCCCTGTTGGAACTGCCCCTGTTCCTATCCCCTGTGACCTGCGGCTTTCCGTCGCCGGCGCAGGACTACACCGAGCAGACCATCGACCTCAATCAGTTGTGCGTGGCGCACCCGGCGGCCACCTACTTCGTGCGGGCGGCCGGTGACAGCATGGTGGAGCACGGGATCCGCGATGGCGACCTGCTGGTCGTCGACCGTAGTCGCAAGGCGTGTCACGGCAGCGTGGTGGTCGCCGCGGTGGATGGCGAGTTCACGGTGAAGAAACTGCAGCTTGAGCCCACCGTCGCCTTGCTCCCTGGCAACCCGGCCTATCGCCCCATCCATTTCAACGATGGGCAGGAGCTGGAAATCTTCGGGGTGGTGGCCTTTGTCGTGCACCAGGTGGACAGCCCATGAACAAGCGTTGCGTTGTTGCCCTAGTCGACGTGAACAACTTCTACGCCAGTTGCGAGCGGTTGTTTCGCCCAGACCTCAAGGGGCGGCCCATCGTGGTGCTCTCCAACAACGATGGCTGTGTGGTGGCCCGCTCGGCAGAGGCCAAGGCGCTCGGCATCAAGATGGGGATTCCCTATTTCCAGATCCGTCAATTCTTCGAGGCCATGGGAGGGGTCTGGTTCTCCAGCAACTACGCCCTCTATGGCGACATGTCGAACCGGGTGATGACCATTCTGGAGGGTATGGCCCCGGCGGTGGAGGTCTACAGCATCGACGAAGCCTTCATCGAACTGAGCGAGTCCTGGGCGGGAGATCTGGTGGCCTATGGCCGCCAAGTTCGAGAGCGAGTGCAGCAGTGGACCGGGCTGACCGTGGGGGTCGGCATCGGCCCCACCAAGACCCTCGCCAAGCTCGCCAACTACGCCGCCAAGAAGTGGCCGGCCACGGGCGGCGTGGTGGATCTTCGGGATGAAGCGCGGCGCGCTCGGCTCATGGCGATCACCCCGGTGGACGAGATATGGGGCATTGGCCGGCGGCTGTCGGCCAAGCTGGAGGCCCAGGGTATCAAGACCGTGACCGACCTGGTCGCTGCCGACCCCAAGGCGCTGCGGCGCCGCTATGGTGTGGTGGTCGAGCGTACGGTGCAGGAGCTGCGGGGGCTCCCCTGTGCCGAGCTGGAGCAAGAGCCCCAGTCCAAGCAGCAGATCATCTGCTCGCGCTCATTTGGAGAGCGCATCACCCAGATAGGCTCCATGCACCAGGCGCTGGCGGGTTACATGGAGCGGGCCGCCGAGAAGCTACGGGGGGAGGGGATGTGCTGCCGCCATGTTACCCTATTTATTCGCACCAGCCCGTTCAGTGACCGAGAGTCCTATTACGGCAACCAGGTGAGCACCAAGCTGGCCACGCCCACCCAAGACACTCGGGCGCTGCTGGCACTGATCCCGGAGCTGCTCCCCCGCATCTGGCGCGACGAGCAGCGATACCAGAAAGGGGGCGTCATGCTGGCCGACTTCACCCCCGCCAACATGCAGCAGGGTGACCTGTTTGCCGCACAGCAGCAATCCCCGCGCAGCGAGGCGCTGATGCAGGTCATCGACAAGATCAACCAGGGGCGGCTGGGGAAGGTCTACTTTGCGGCCCGCGGCCGCGACACCCGGGAGTGGATGATGAAGCGGCAGCAGTTAAGCCCCCGCTATACCACCGCGCTCGGCGAGCTGCTGGTGGTGAAGTGAGTTCTTCAAGCCCCATCTTTGCCAAAGCACCGATACAGAGTATGGTCATCGTTGGGTGGCCAGTCTGTCGTTTACCCACACTCAGCCAAGACCACCAACCAGCTAATATTGAGCCTGATGGGGTTGCTCAGGCCAGAGGGGCGGCAGTTGGTACTCAAAGGTCTGGGGGCGCAATAGCGCCCCCAGTTGTATTTACCCTAACTTGTGCAATTCACCCTGTAACATGTCGATGTTTCGCATTAAATTGACAGAACTTTGAATTGCTTTTGTACCCTTATCAAAACCTAATATCCGTGTAAACGAAGCAAACGACTTGAGCCAGTTGTTATGCTTTAAGTCCCAGCATCGATTCAATTTCGGACTCTAGATCTTTGCGCATAACGGTCGAGCTGAGACTTTTACTGTGTAATGCATTCTCAATTCGTTTCACGTCGCCAATGGTGTTTAAGCCATGTTTATTCATTAAACTTTGGATAAAAAACAGAACCTCGTAGCCTTCATCTTTATCAACTCTTATCTGGTCGAGTTTTCCGGCGTATTCACCATCGCCTTTGTCACGGTTCCATGTGTACTCATATTTATCCTGCTGGAGGTATTTTTTTCCGATTTTAACGGCCACAGCAATTCTCCTTTTTATGCATACCGTGATTAGATGAAGGGCGTGATTAACCCGATAGCGGGCATTTAGCTCCGTACCGAACTCGTAACCGACACGGAAAACCATTTTTAAATCAATAAAATTGAACTGTTATTTACGGTAAGAGGACTTACACTTCTTGATGTCCTCTTTTGAATCTACTATTACCATTGTGCAAAAAAACAGTCAAGGGTACGGTACTCTTCCCGGCTGACGGTCTGTTTGCTATTCATGCCTATGCCCATTCCTAGCTGTAGTAGTTCTGTTTCTGCATCCATTCCGGTTCGCCCAGCCCTTCCAGCACCCGCCACATCTCCGACTGATAGGGTTGCGGCAGCATTTCTATCCAGTTGCGGGTACCAGCATGCCCTTTCACCTGGTACACCTCACTGCACAGTTCAACCAGCATCGACCATTCCTGGTCATTGTCCGGGATCGCGTATTCATCCATATCGGCCTGCTCGGCTGGCGGAGGGCCGTCTGGCATCCAATCCGGTTCGCTTGGTAGCGATCGGCACGATTGCAGTTGCCCGTTTTCTAGCCAGAGGGTGAAGCCGTCCGCCGTGACGGTGGCACCAGCCCGCAAGCGCTCGATGGAGAAGGTCGATAACCCCCATTGCTCCCTCATGATCTGGTCTGCGAAGGCATCAGGATCCGGCCGCGTACAGTTATTGTCAGAGCTCCAAGGAGCCGGGCTGTCGCCCGTCTTAACCCCAACCCCCCAAGCCGAACCCTCGGCGGCCTTGGTGGCCTCAAAGGTACCGGCAGGCACCACTTCCCACCCGGTCAAACGGGTGCGCACACCCAGGCGGGCGGTGTGCAGGCCCATTAGGCGCTTGATGTCTTCGCCATAAGCGTTGGCCTGCTCCTCGATGAGGTGGGCCAACTTGATGGGGTGTTCGGCCCGGGTCGCCAGGGCGCCGCCCATGGCCTGCAGGTAGCAGCGGAAGATGCCGTTATCCGCGGCAAAGCGGGCGGCCTCAAAGCGGGGGTCTTGCAACACCGGTTTGGGTGGCCCCACCAGATCGCCGTGCTTCTTGGCGTTGCTGATGCGGCGCAGTTCGCGCCAGACCCCGACAGGAGCGCCGCCGATCTGCTGGAAGGTGCGGATCCCCCACCAACTGGCCCAGGCGCATGCATGCTGGGCCCCTTGATCAGCCGGGGTGTCAGACTCCTGATCACCATCAACATGCTCACCGTCGATGTTCTTGGCGATATAGGCGGCGATGTAGCCGGTGGCGTCGCCCTTGGCCGGGTCTATCTCTTTCCAGTCAAAGCGGGGAGTGATGTCGGTGAAGGGCGGGCGCCCTTGGATATCGCGCACCAGCTCTTGATGATCATCGGTGAGGGCATAACGTTGCAGAGTGCTGATCACCCGCCATTTGTTGGCAGGGCGCATAAAGAGCAGCATGTGCCAGTGCGGGGTGCCATCGTGATGTGGCTCGCACACCCGAAAGCCGTAGACGGGGGTATCTGCCCGCTTGAGCGCGGCCCGAGTCAGGCTCCATAGCTTGGCCAGATAAGCGCAGGTTTCCCGCGGCGTTGCCCCTTCATAGCGTTTGTTCTCTACGGTCTTGCCGTCGTGTTTCTGTGTCCAGGCATGAAAGCGGCTCGGTGCAGTCCAGGTGAAGAAGACCCCCACATGCCCTTGCTCTTCGGCGTAATCCTCAAAGCCGCGCATCCGCACCATCATCTCGTTGCGGCGGTTGACCGGGTTGGCGTTGCTGGCCTCCCAACAATCCTTCATCGAGATCACCAGGTCATGCTGGGTGTTCATCACCTCCGACTCGGCCAGCCAGCGCATCATGGCCCGCTTGCGCTCGCGCACCACCTTCATGGTGGCGTTCGACACATACGCCGACACCCCCTTGCGTACCTTGCCGAGCACGATGTTGATGTGCTCCTGCAGTCTGTCCCAGGTGCGGTTGATGCGTTTTTCCCACCACTTGGCAGAGAGCAGGCGCACCATCACGCTCAGGATCCAGTTATCACGCACCTCCTCGGTTTTGAATTCGGGCAACTCCCCTATAAAGCCCCACTGGACGGCAGGCTGGCGGATGGCTTCCCATGTCAGCAGCAGATCCGGCTCATCGCCGGCTTTGATGCCCTGCTCGATGTTGTGCCAGATGGCGGCCGTCTGGTTGGCGAACTGATGCGCCACCCGCTTGCGGCTCTCTTCATCGCGCAGGGCCTGCGGGTCCACTGGCAGGGCCTGGATAAGGCCGCGCACCAGCTTCGTCCGCTCACGAAGCCAGATGTTGCCATTGCGGGCATGGCGGGTGCTGCCATCTTTACGGCGTCGAACGTATTGCTTGAACAGGGTCAGGCTGAGCTGGGGGGAGAGGCCATCGAGCAGTTGCACGGCCCATGCCAGATCAGATTGACCGGGTACGCCAACGAAAGCGGCGTCAAGATTGACGCCGGGCAGAGCATTTGAAAGGGTATCGATGCGCTGCCGCAGTGTCCTTTTCGACAGCGGCAGCCTGGTGGTTGTTCGAGTCATTGGATGGCGGTACCAGATAACAAGCTGATACGGGATTGGCAGCCCTGGATGCGCTGCTGCGCATGGGCTTTCATGCGGCGGGCTGCCGCACACTGGCGCAGCAGTAGCGTGATACTGGCCCGGGGTCGGGCTGGTAGCCGGCGCGCATTGGCTAGCTCCCGTTGATAAAGACGCAGCCGCGCTGCGTCTTCCCGATAGGTCTCTTGCCAGCGGTGCATCAGGCTGGCCAGCTCCTGCTGCAGGTGATGGGTCACTGGATCACCTCACCTTGTCCGTGCAACGGGGCGCACTCGCGCCACCAGTCGCCAATCTCCCTGGCCAGGGCAGTTTCACCCTGGCCCAGCGCCAGCCAATAGACGGATCGCACGGCCCCGAGCGCCAGCAGCTCCCGGGCGCTGTCTCTATCCCCCCGGGCTTCACCACCGGCGGCGATAAACTCGGCGCGGGCTGCCAGCCAGTGAGTGACCAACGGGCCATGAGTCGGGGCCATGGCTGACCCCTCTTCGTCATCATCCTCACCGCTCTCATCATCCAGAAGGGCGGCCGGATTGCAGGTGGCGACCAGTTGGAGCTGGATGTATTGCTGGCCGGAGTAAATCCCGCCCAGGGCGATACGGTTATCTTCGGCGTTGGCTGCGAACATGTCGGCCAGCAGCCCCTCGACGAGCTTGGGGGCCTGACGGGCAATCTTGATTGCGTCGCTCATGGGCAGGCCCTCCGGTTCAAGGTGACAAAGAGCTGGTGCCAGCCCTGGCTGGTTTTGCCCTGGGCACGCAGGTTGCGCCCTTCCGACCCGCGCAAACGCATACGGGTTAATCTGGCGAGGTTAAGGGGCAGCTCTGCCGCCCGGGCCAGTGCCTCCTGTTCTGATATGGGATGAAAGATCCGGCTCATGCCTGCACCTCCGGCGTGGCGATGCCAGTCAGCAGCCAGTCGCAGTGGTATTTCAGATCCGGGTGATTGGCGATCAGCAGGAACAGACCGCCGCCGATCTCGCGGTATCCCAACTCGTAGTTCTTGAGCGTGGTGGCTGGAATGCCGAGCTGATCGGCAAACTTGGGGCGGCTCAGCTTCAACTGCTCCCGCAACTGGCGCAGGCGCTTGGCCGCATGGTGGTTGAGCAGGTTGATCTGGGTTGGTTGGGTGTGCATGGTCAGGCTCCTTGTGAAAGAGTGCAGGGATTGATGCGGCTGAACAGAGAAGCCCAAGCCAGTGCGGTGGTGCGTTCCATAAGCGCAATCCCATCAGGGTGTTGGCTAAGACGGGTGCCATAGCGGCCCGTCAGCTTGCGTTGCTGGATGCGAAGGTTGCGCAGGGCGCAGGGGATCGCTAAAGTTGCCATGTCGACTTCCTCATACGTTGTTGATAGAGGCCCGCTTGGAGTTGCCGCTCCGTTATGCGGGCTTTTTACTGCTCAAGCGAAGCTTTGCTGCTCTCTCTTTTTTCTCCCTCTCGATATCCCCGATGGATCTGGTGTTCAGTGCTGGATGCCAGACTTTGCTGTCACAACCGCCGTGAAAGGCTTTCTGATACTCCAGCGCGATCACCGCCAGCCTGATCGCCTCACGCTGTGCATGGGGCAGGGCTGACAGGGTGGTGGTCATCAGTTCGCCCCGTGGTTGGCGGGCAATTGCACAGATGGCCGCTTTCTTGGTCTGGCTCAGTGCCAGCCAGTCGTTATCCAGACTTGAGCGTGTCTTGCTGAACAGCTCGCGCAACAGCAGGCAGCCGGCGGTATTCATGGCGAGCTGTTCGGTGGGCGTCAGGCCCGCCAAATTGCGTTGTTCATGTTCAATGCGTTGCATGGTGGTTTCCCCTTCACATGGTCGCGGCCTGCATCAGGATGTCTGATGCGCAGGCCAGGGCGGGCACCGCCTGAAAGCGGGCCTCGATGTCGTGGATCAAGATGGCGAGCGATCCCATTGCCGAGGTGGCCACGCTCACCAGGGTGTTGCGCTCCGAGCGGGTGATCCGGCCGCGGTCGGTCAGCTCCAGCGCGCGTTGGCCAATGCTGGCAATCTTGGCGTTCAGATCGATGGCCTGATGGGGCAGGGAAGGGACCCGTTCTGCCTGGGGAATGGCAACGGCCGTCAAGCCACAGCCAAACAGGGCGCCATCGAACAGGGTTTCATCGCCCTCACTCGCCTGAGTGATGGCAATCAGCTCGGCCACCGTTAGTTCGTGGGGCTGATCGGGGTTTAACTTGTTGCGCAGGAGCTGCGGATTCATGCCAGCCCGCTGGGCTATCTCGGCCATGTTGTGACTGGCCGCAAAGCGTTGGCAGGCGCTGATCCAGTGCGGATGTTTGCTGGCGTATTCGGTAAACATGCGAGCGTCTCCTTGACTCGTTATGGTGTTGGCAGATTCACGCGAGCGTCATGGTGACGTAGCGCTCGGCCTGATAACGGGCCTGCAGGAACAGGGCGTAAAGGTTGACCTCGCGAGGTGCGCCCGGGCCGTCTTGCAAGATGGGCAACTGGCCGCGGTCGGCGCGCTTTTTAACTGCCCCAATCGTTAAGCCCTGACGCTTGGCGTACTCCTCCAGGCTTTCACTGACGCGATTGCCAAAGGGGTAATCAAGCGGCAACTGGCTCACGTCGCTGGGGATACGGATGGGTTTGATTCGAGTAACCATGGTGAATCCTTCTCAGGGGGTTCAAACACAAGGGGTTGGTTGTTGCGGGGTACTGCGCGCGGTGGCCTTCAATTTGCCGCCGGTCAGCACTTCGATCTGGTAGGCACGGCCTTGTGGGATGGTTTCGCTCCACTTGCTGACAGCAACATGGGAAATACCAAGAGCTTTGGCAGTCGCTGTAACGGTGCCGAAGTGTTCAAGAACAGCACTTTTTTGCATTTTCAAATCCTCCGTAACGTCACCTAAGTGTCGGTGATGGCTAAAGGTAACTTATGGGTCGAGAGGGGGTCAAGTGGTTTCGTTGCTTTAGTTACCTTGCTGGGTGGTAACTTAGGTTTATGGAAACTATCAATGACCGCATATCAGCGCGCAGACGTGCGCAGAAAATGAGCCAAGACGAGCTGGCTAAGCGAATCGGGATAACCCGGGTGTCGATTAGCAAGTGGGAGTCGGGACTTAACCAGCCAAAAGGCCGCTATCTCAATGATCTAGCGGCAGCGCTGGGGGTGACTGTTGACTGGCTTTTGACTGGAGACGGGGAGGCGAGGGGACAACCTGCACCAGAGGCGATGCCCGGATATCACAACGTCGAACCGGCAGTGATCCCGCAAGGTACGCGCGTGCCTGTGCTGAGCTATGTTCAGGCCGGCCACTGGCACGAGATGTGTGAGCAGGCCACGGCCTTCGATGGCAATGTCGAGTATGTGACGGCGGGGGTGGATGTTGGCCCTTGTGGTTTCGGCCTCTGGTTGCGTGGGCAGTCGATGGAACCCTTCTTTAAGGAAGGCGACCTCATCATCGTTGATCCCGACGAAGCGCCCCAACCAGGGGATTTCGTCGTGGCCAAGAACGGCAGCGAAGAGGCCACCTTCAAGAAGTACCGGCCCCGCGGCATCGACGAGAGCGGACAAGAGGTGTTTGAACTGGTCCCCCTCAACGACGATTACCCCACCATGCACTCCGACCGGCAGCACATCCAGATCATCGGCGTAATGGTAGAGCACAGATCATATAGAAAAAGACAAACAGGGCGCTAATGCGCCCTTATAAATAATAGCGACCTAGCACGGCATATAAATAATAAAGGGTTTAAAATAATGGAGCACGCGCTTTCATCATATAGTCTAAGATGCTTAAATCCAGAAGATAAAAATGGAAGAAAGCAAAATTTACATAAATTAAACAGTATATGTGGCAGAGACTTGTATGCTTTGTTGACAGCCTTCATGAACTCTCGGTTGGCGTTTACAAAGATTGAGGCAAAAAAACAAGTCTACAAGTTTGATGATGTCGAGTTTGATAGTAAAAACAGAATTATATCAGGGTGGATGCATTATGGAAAATACGGGCGTCGATCAGAAATTATCAATATAAACAACAATGAAAAAGAATTTGACAAAAAAACGCAAAATGCTGATATGTCGAAATTTTTCTTTTTATTTTGGATTCCTTATGATACTGATGGTATTGCATTATTTCATACCATTAAAAAAGATGGTGTCAAATCCATATTTCACTCTGAGTTTCAAAGCTATTTTTCGCGAATAGTTCTTGGGCGTACATTGCAGATTAGTTCACTTACTTATGAAAAAGCACTGCAAGAATGGGCGAATGCAAATATTACAGAGATTAAAGCTGTAAGGTTCAAAGGGCAAACAGATATTGCTGACGTCCCTAGTTCATTTGGTGGGCATCATATTGACTATGTAATTAGACCTCAAAAAAACTCTAGGCTTGGAAAGCTAAAATCAATTTTATCAAAATCTAGTGATGAGGCGGCTCTCGTGGAAGAGTTGGATGAACTCAGTGGTGATGTTGTTGTATCACTAGAGCTTGATGGGAATAGCCGAAAATTAAGAATTGGTAGAAATAGTCGGAAAGCTCTGTGTGAAATAATTCTTCCTGATGATGTTGAATTAATTGATGGTAACCCTACACTGGCTGCTTTGAAAAAATTCAGTCATGGTATACTATTGGAGTTTATTGATAAGCTTCATCCAAGGAGAGGGTTGTCATGAGTTCTAAAATAAGTGTGACCCATATAATCAAGAGTCACTATGAAACGCTTTTTACCTCATCATCCATCAATGCAAAAATTGCTGATGCCATCATATTTTTCATTTTACCATTAGCTATATCAATTTTGGCGATGTGGGCTGGTTTAGTTGCAGATAATGATTTGGTATCGTTATGTGTTAATTTTGGTTCAATCTTTACCGCATTACTCTTAAGTGTGTTGGTTTTGGTCTATGACCAAGAGAACAAAATAATCGATAAGATTCGTGATGCCAATTCACGTTATAGTGAAGAAGAAAATGATGAGTCGGCTATTTCAGCTCGTATATTATCTCAACGGTTACGCTCACCGAAAGATGATAATAAGCGTGTATTAATGAAAGAGTTATACGCAAATATTGCGTATTGTATAGTCATATCGGTGTTGTTAGTTGCTATATCCGCTATTAATTTAGGTATGATTACAATTGCTAAAGATGCAATTTGTAACGCAGGGTTAATAAATCGATATATTTTTACACCATTGATGGTTTTTCTGTCTATGCATCTTCTAGTAACTATTATAATGGTTGTAAAACGCCTTTATTCACTACTGCTGAGTAACGAGGATTAAAATGTTAACTTCCACTTCATTCATCCCCAGATACCGCATAGGGTTATGTAATCGAGGCATATCATAAGACCCATTAGGAATGGTTGGTTTTCACAATCAAGCTGATGGCACCAAGGAAAGAAATTATGATAATGGGAGGGGGCTAGCTGAAGCTGAGCCCTCTTTTTTATAATATACGCAGCAATTGCTCGCGTTGTAGTCACTCCGAGTATTACCGAATTTTCTAGTATGTCATCACCACAGATAAACACTGTTCATCATTATTCGGCACTGTATAAAATAACAGTATTTCATCGGAGGGTGATGACAGTGAGAGTGCAGTGGTTGGGTACGGTGTCGATGTGCGGGCAACTGGAATGGGTGAACGCCTTCCTATATAAGGAGGGGCAATGAGCATCAAGTCCACGCCCGAGGGGTTCCTGGTCGATATCCGCCCGCAGGGGAGGGAGGGTAGGCGGATCCGCAAGCGCTTCAAGACCAAGTCCGAAGCCCAGCAGTTCGAGCGTTGGGTGATCGCCACCGAGCATAATAAAGAGTGGGTGGATCGCCCGGCAGATAACCGGCCGCTATCCGAGCTGATCGAACTCTGGTGGCGCTACCATGGCCAGACCCTGAAAGCAGGGGAGGAGGTACGAAAGAAACTCCACAATATCGATGCCGCGTTGCGCCACCCGTTGGCGAGACAAGTGACCCGGGCTCTGTTCTCCGAGTATCGGGCGCAGCGACTGCATGCCGGCCGACAACCCAAGACTGTGAACCGCGAGCAGGAGATGCTGGGCGGGGTCTTCTCAGTGCTCACCGATCTCGGTCACTACCACCACGAGCACCCGCTCAAAGAGATGAAGAAGGTCAAACTGGTTGAGCGGTCGATGGGCTACCTGACCCAGGAAGAGATCAAGGACGTTCTGGCTGCGCTATCAGGGGATAACCTGAAAGTGGTCAAGCTCTGCCTGGCAACGGGAGCGCGTTGGAGTGAAGCAGCCAATCTGCGCCGCGAGGAGGTGCTTGCCAGCCGGGTGACCTACATCAACACCAAGAATGGCAAGAACCGCACCGTGCCGATCTCGGCCGAGCTGTGCCAAGAGATAACGAACGGTGTGAACCGGGGTCCGCTGTTCCGTGACCTCGACTATCTGCTGGTGCGTGACGTGCTCAAGACCGTGGCGCCGGATCTGCCAGCAGGGCAGGCGGTGCATGTCTTCAGGCACACGTTTGCATCACACTTCATGATGTCCGGAGGCAACATCCTTGCGCTGCAAAAAATTCTGGGCCACCACAATATCCAGCAGACGATGACCTATGCCCACTTCGCACCGGACTATCTGAGCGATGCGGTGCGCTTCAACCCGCTGGAAAATCCGCTCCCAGCCGCATGATGAAGTGTCCACAAATTGCCCCAAACAGGGTCGCCACGGGGCTTTTGATGTACCCTCCCGTCGCTCGTAACTCATTGATATTTATCTATGTTGTTGTTTTTATTAGACATGGAAAGGGGGCTCAGGCCTCCTTTTTTGTTGCTCATTTTT